CTCAGAAGACTTAGGTTCAGTTGTTTTAGAAAGTGTAGAAGACTCAGAAGACTCAGAAGACTTAGGTTCAGTTGTTTTAGAAAGTGTAGAAGACTCAGAAGACTCAGAAGACTTAGGTTCAGTTGTTTTAGAAAGTGTAGAAGACTCAGAAGACTCAGAAGACTTAGGTTCAGTTGTTTTAGAAAGTGTAGAAGACTCAGAAGACTCAGAAGACTTAGGTTCAGTTGTTCTAGAAAGTGTAGAAGACTCAGAAGACTCAGAAGACTTAGGTTCAGTCGTTTTAGAAAGTGTAGAAGACTCAGACCAGTCGGATGCATCACCTTGTTCAGTGGGTCCTTTGGAATCTACCTTTTGTTGAATGGACATTAAGATGCTATTGGTGTCAGAATCGCTAAATTGAATCGTTTCTCCTGTAGGAAACTGTAAGAAACCAAGCGTATCTAATAGACTCGGACAGTTCATGATATCAGGGTTGTTATCAGTTGTGCTACTCATATAGTATTAACTAGATAAAAAAAATATTTAAAAAACTGAAACTAACATATGATATTTAATGGTTAAACCAATGTCGTCGATAATTCAAGGAAAAGAAGTGGAGACTGGCACTGTCAAAAAAAAGAAAGGTAGACCACGAAAGACAGAAAATCAGCCGATGGAAAAAGTCTCTGAAAATAAACCGGTACCAGAAAATAAAGCTGTCTTGTTAGAATCTGAACCCGAATCACAACCACAAGCAGAAAAGAAGAAACGTGGTAGAAAGAAGAAGGAAGTTGTTGTTGAGGAAATCAAGCAGAAAAAGAAACGAGGACGTAAAGCAGCAGTAAAATATTTCAGTTCCAGCATTAGAAAAAAAATGCCATTGACAACGGTGATACAAGATAACAATAACTACATTCTTCATTTAGATATCAAGGATAAAGAAGACAATCAGACTACTGATAAGATGTCTGTTACATACGAAACTCTCACATCGGCTTTATCAAATTCTCTTCAAATTTCAAAAGTCGAAAACAAAAGTAGTGGTGATAAATTGATTGATAGTGTATTTGAACAAATACAACACGATGAAGTGGACAACGTCAAACAAGGGATTCGTGAGATGTTGGAGAATGACCAAAATATTTTGGCAGATTACATCGATAAACACGACATTGAACTCAAACCTTCAGATGAATTCGAAAACAATACTCTTCGTGAACTGTACGAAAGGCGAATTGAGTTTCGGGAAAACCAAGACAAACAATTAGTTAATAAACTAGAAATGTTACATCACGATGAGACTTTTCTGGAAAAATTACTAATAGATGCTAATAATCCAAAGGATGATCCCAGCTATGAAACGCGATGCCAGAAAGATAAAGAGACAAGTAGAAAAAGAGGGTATTTTGAGATATTGTATCCGTTTCTTCACAATACAAAGTGGCTAGAACGGACAGATGTACACTGTTGGTGGTGTTGTCACCCGTTTGATTCCGTTCCAGTGGGATTACCGGTATATTTTTGTGATAAAAGCAAAAAGTTCCGGGTTAAAGGTGTTTTTTGTAGTTTTGCTTGTATGAATAGTTACAAGCATGATAACGGTTCAAGGACATCTGATTACCTCGTAAAGTATCTGTACAAAAAGTTAACAGGTGAGAGCTTGTGTACAAACCCCTTAGAACGAGCTCCACCAAGATGCGCTTTAAAAATATTTGGTGGTGAGCTCGATATAGAAGAGTTTCGAAATAGTACAACTGAAGCCAAAGTGTATCGTATGGTAGAATATCCGATGTATGTATCCAGAGACTACGTAGAAGAAATAGATATCAACAACCTTAAATCAGCAAACATGAAAATATTTGATGATACTACCTTCAATCGAGTTGTCAGTTTGGATGAAAAACGTGTTCAAGATGCTAAAATGCGGCTTTCACAGATAGAAAAAACAACTGTGACCATGGGAAATACGATCGATAAATTTATAAAAATGATTTAAAAAAACTGAATTGTATGTTAGTAAAGTAATCAACTACACAGTTTACCAACAGCTGAAAATATTATCAAAATGTCTACTCGTTTGAACCTTTCTGAAGTTTTGTCTATCACAGGCGATAAAAAGTTTGATGAATCATTTATCAATGACCTTAAAAGCAACGGCATTGTAACAAGACAAGTTACAACCGATGAACGTCTTAAAAACCTATACTTACTTACTCTTGACAAGTCCGTCGAAGGGGAATCTACTTTGACCACATTGCAACAACAATGCAACGGTATCATTCTAGAAAAAGACAGCAATCGTATCGTTGCGGCTAATCAAAATCACCTTGTGGATGTGACTCCTTGTGACTTCATAAGTGTGCTGGCAAATAGAGGGTTGCAGCCAGTTATTCAGAGCAATAATGAATTCATTCGTGCTGAATATTGTGAAGATGGCACGATGATAAGGCTTTATAATTATCAAGATACTTGGTATACGGCCACAACTAGGTGTATTACGGCTAGTGATTCTTTCTGGTCGAGTGAAAAGAGTTTTGATGAAATGTTTTGGGAAGTATTAGACCGTTCTATTCTAGAAAAAATTGATAAAAATTATACGTATTTGTTTGTGTTGCTTCATTCTGAAAACAGGATTGTAGTCAAGCACAATTACAATAGTCTTGTTTTTGTGTCTCGTATTCATAACCAAACCTTAGTTGAAGATTTTAGAAACACCTTTTACCAAAGAGTACCCTATCCATCTGATCTTAAGATTAAACGCCCCAGAATGATTCCGTACGTAAACTTGGAAGATTTTTCCAGATATTATTATCATCTTAAAAGAGGTGTATTAGTGAAATTATTTGATCCTGAGACTGGCTATTGGACTGTGTACAAGCTTGATTTTGATCAATACCGTCACACTAAGCAAGTTCGTGGAAATGTTCCTCAAATAAGAATGAGGTTTTTGGAGCTTCTGAATGATTCTTCTCAGTTGATGATGTTAGAGAAGTATTACCCAGAATACAAGTTTATGTTTACAGTCATCAAGAATTCGTTGATCAAAGTGACTCGTGAAATTCATAAATTGTATGTGGACTCACACATTAAGCACACTGTTGAAATAGGTGAAGATCATCTTTATTATCGTACATTGCGTCAGTTACATGCTCAGTACAAAACTACCAACAAACCTATCAATTTAGGAGATGTGGAATCAAAATTGTTTAGTCTCGACAAAAATGTGTTGAAGACGTTTTTGGGTTGGATATAGGGGTTTTAGGTGTTGTTATGGTGTTTTGTCAAATAAACAAATAAAAGCATAAAAACCAAAAAAATCTTTATATCTTATTAGGTATGGTTTAAAACCTAATAAGTGTAGTAACAGACAAAGTATTAGGGGATATTAAATATGAAACGGATATTTTTTTTGTATACGTATAGTAATAAGAACAGTAATGAGTGATTTGACACTACCTATTATAGGACTTACTACACTGGCCGGATATTTTTTTTCTCAAAACGGGAGAAACCCTAGACAGCGACGTGAGGAACGAAAACAAATAGACACGTTAGAGAAACCAAACGGAGATAACATATATGAATCCAAACAATTTGAGACTGTAAATACAGAGATGTTGAACCGTAGTTTTAAAAACTACCGTGATGCCGAAGATCCAGCTAGTACTGGTGTATTACCACCATTGTTCAACATTTACAGCGCGGTGGGTAGCGATCAAATTATTAGCCCGATGACACATGGTCAAGTGAGTAAATTGTCGTCGGAGCAACAAGCAGAAATCACACGCATCAATCGAACGGTGGATGTTACACAATCGCAGAAATCACCAGCGATTGACGATAGGCCGATGTTTAATCAATCCTTTGCCGTGGTTGGCAAAGAACATGAAGATGTTGGTGCCGAATTGAGAGTGACAAATAATCAAGTCAGTTTACTCACCGGACTTCCGATTGATACAAGTCATAACAACATGGTACCGTTTTTTGGTAGCAATGTTCGTCAAAATGTGGAGAAATTCACCAATGAATCAATTATGGAAAATATGACAGGCAAGAAGCCTACATTTCAACACAAAAAAGAAATTGCTCCAATGTTCTCAAAAGCACAACAAGACATTTATGGCACTCCTACATTGACAGAAAACATTGACACAGACCGCTACATTCCTTCTTTATACCGGCAAAATGAAAAACCATTTGATGATCAAAAAATACAAAAACCAATTGCTTGGACAATTGACAATGATGTACAACCATGGAAACAGTTTAAGACGGTGGATGATTTGCGAGTAGCTAGCAAACCCAAGAGTACTTACGAAGGAGTGGTAGTTCCTGGACAACAAGGAGAAGTGAGAGGTGTAATGGGAGAATTCCATAAACGTAGACCAGACACGTTTTACGAACAAACACCTGATCATCTTCTTAAAACCACCGGACAGTTCTTAGCCCCTCAAGCTCAACAAGACTTTGTGACCAACCTTAAAGATACAGCGCGCAAGTCTTACAACGTATCATATTTTGGTAATGCCGCGACTTCTGAATTACAAAGATCTCGACAAACAGTATCACTTGACGGGCAGGATCAGCAAGCCTCTCTTGTTCAAGAGTCCAAACGAATTAATTTTGAAAATGATTATGGGCGTAATGCTGTAGGTAATCGCGCTGTACATGATTATGGACGTTCGGGTATGAAGTCTTATGAAACAGAACGACATACTACTGGACAAGAGACGCATCTTCTCAATGCTAATAGAAGTGCGACAGGTTTGGCTGTCAAATCGGTAGATCTGCCCAAGACAACTTTAAAAGAAACAGCATTGTCATTCGATAACAGTGGACACGTAAAAACTGCTTTTGATCATGGTGCCGTTAATGCTTATTACACAGGTATATCTGGAATTTCTGCTAAAACTACACATAAAGAAACCACATTGATGAATAACTATAAAGGTATTATGAACAAAGAAGATGGTATGGGTTATCTAGTAAACAAGTATGAAGCTAAAACAACAGGCAAGGAAATCATTTCAAGCAACAGTGAGCATACTGGTAATGCCGGAGGGGGTTCGGTGATGAAAAATGCAAAAGTATATAGCACATATGATTCCCCAGAAAAGGTTAGAAATGCTGTTCATGCCGTTGATTACCGTGGTAACGCTAATTTAAACTCGGAGAGTAGTTCACGTGACAAATACCATAACGCACATATCCGGGAACAAAAAGAAGCCACTTTGTTAGGTGAACGACCTAGTGGGCCGCAAAAGTTCCAACTTGCTTCCGGAAAAGACGTTGTGGGTGATATCAAGACCTCAGATAATTTGTTATTAAAAGAACAAGAAACTTCACGTGAAAATATGAACGGAACTTTGCCGCAAATTTTACGAGGCAAGGACTCGATTGGTTATCAGTCCAAAATTAGGTATGATGATGAATCGGTTGATACAGTGTTTGCCGACCGTTTACAGCCCGATTTAGTAATCTCTCAACACAATCAGAATCCCTTTTCCTTGAAAAAACATTTGTAATTAAATCATATATAATCAAAAAAAATTAATATTATTTTCCAAATTACTAATCAGTAAGTAATTTTGAATTGTTCAAAAATTATATTATGACAACTAGACATGTCACGTTTAACTTGGAACAAAATACGGTTCATGAAACATACTCTAGATATGAATACAACAGACATTCAATCGATTCTATATTATATTTGAAATGTTACAATCGTATATCTCAACAAGAATGGTGCGAAATGTTAGAAAAATTAGAACGGTATAAGTTTCACGAAATGCTAGTTCATAAAGACAGCGTTATCTCAGTGCGGTTGCGTTGATTAAAATGTAGTGTTCAGAAGATTATTACCAATACCGAATCCAGCACCTATTCTAGCTCCTGTTGCTACCTTTTCCGCGAAGGAGTCCAGCAAAAGCATGGTTAACGATGCTGTTAAAGCGATCGAGAAAATTTCATTCAAGGTTGGTTTTCTTAAACTGTTTTTGAAAAACACAGGGATATAATAAGCGCATACAGCTATGATAGCACCTTCTAATACATACTTTAGTATTAAATTAATAAACATATTTGTTTTGTATTCTGTTTTATTATCAGCCATTGAGAAATATTGTTAAGTATTGTATTTTGTCAATAAAAAAAATAACAGTAATTAATCAATTGTCTTGTATCTTGTTGGTTCGCTGTTTTCGAGACTATTCCATTCTGAAGCAGTGTAACTATCATTGATGAACTGGTTGACATGTTCAGAATTGTTCAACTTTAATTTCAAGCTTTGCAACTTTTCTGTGATCTCAGTGATTTGTTGACAGACCCTTCTGTAAACATTTGGTGACGTCTTAGGGTCTAGTGAAGTTTTCATTGCATTTAGTTCTTGTAACTCTTGCTCTGTGGATTCTATTTCTACCAGAACCTTTTTGATCGAATCGTCTAGAACACTAGACGAGCTTTCTCCCAGTTCACTCAATCCTGCTCCCAATTGTTTCCTGATGTCATTTAGAGACATTTCTGTAGATTCATTTTTAGTTTCAGATTCTGTAGTAATTTGCTTGATGACACTTTGGAGTTCGGAATCGGCAGTTGCTCGTTCCTCTTCGGAATAAGTTTGAAATTTGGTTCTTGCCAAATCAAGGTCTTGAGCAACACAATCAATGTCTTCTTGTAATGATTTCATTCGCTCCTCGAATGACTTGATTCTCTGCAATACAGCAACTGGATGTTCAGGTCTGTTGGACAATTCTTCTTGAGCCTTGCCTTCTCGGATAGCGTCCTTTATCATTTCCGATTTGCGTTGATGCCATTGTTCATTAGCGGCTTCTCGGTTTGCTAGATAGTTTTTGATTAGCTCATTTAGTTGTTGGTTTTCATACTCTACTTCACCAACTTCATGTGGCTCAACAGCTAATGGGAAAAACTTTCCAACTTCCACGGTATAGATATCATAGTTGTTGTCAATTTTCATGAGCTTTTGTGTCATTCCTTTAGCCTTTTCTACACTTTCTGCCACACCTCTGATTTTGATTCCCCACACATCACATTTCTGTGGCATGTGAGGACCTACGATACTGACTAAAGCAAATCTTTGCTGAGAAATCGGTGGGTCTTCAAAAAGATAATCAATTGTTTTCTTGCTCATTCTGTTTTACTAGTTCAGCCGAAAATTTTTACTCGTAGTTAACGCAAACATTTCGTTAAGAGCTTAAATAAAAAGACTACGGTACTAGTATATCTATAAACACTAATCCAATGTTCAAAAAAGTGTCTAATATAGACCTTAGAAACAAAATTGACTGCCTTGACAATAAGCTCGATATTGTCATGAGTCATTTGTCTGCTTCGAATAACATAATTGGTTGTTGTGACTGTCAAGCACGCGAAACCAAGGTTTACAATGAACTAAAAGATTTCCTAGAAACCAAAATGAACAGTTTCAAGACTGAAATTGAATCCAAATTGGAGCATTCAAGTAGTAATACCTTTGTTAATTTATTTGAAGAATACAAACAAGAACTCATAACCAATTTAGAACTGATTATTCAACACATTGACTGTTGGAACGGGAGCCAAGAACCCCAGCACACTGTTAAAGATATCTACAAACTGCTTGTAGCTCACACATCCGCTTTAGACAAGATACGTAGTGGTCAGTCCTTTTTGGATAGTAATGTTTCTGCGACTTTGGATTTGGCCAAAGAAATATCCAATAGCATGGCAATTCTGCATTATGAGAACGAAGTGATTAAGCACCAACTTTTATTACAAGATGAATTGCGTAAATACGACAATGAAATCGATTCTCTAAAACAGCAAGTGGAGGAAACTTTACAACAAGTTAACAAACTTATCACTGATCTAACAATACGAAATGTACAACCATAAAAAACACGCAACAAAACTAAAACATTAAAAAAACTTAATAATACTCTTAGTGGTAACACTTCAGATTACCACCAAGTTTTACCGTGTGAGATTGTGTAATGAACGTGGTAACAGATGCATATCTAAGCGATTACCGCCGAAGAATAAAAAGTATATCTCAACGCTTTTTGTTGATTGGTATACAGATTATAGATATAGAAAGAATCAACTGCAAAATTTTAGGTTCGTCTAATCGTATGTACACATTAGAAATAGTAAAAAGCGAGTTCGCACCGTTTGTATATACGAGTTGTAATTGTCCAGATTGTACAATTCGCAAGGTAACTTGTAAACATATGTATTGGTTCGGTACCAAACAGTTAGGTGTATCTCATCCCAACTTATGGACGGTTGAAATAATAGAGCTTTTTATCATGAATAACACCCGGTTTCATGTTCAATTTGCAACTGGTAGAAATGAAACATGTCCTATTTGTTTGGAACCCATTAACTATCATCAAGAACACACTATTTGTTGTACCATGGTTTGTCAAAACTCAGTACATTCGATGTGTTGGAGGAGATACCATTTTAGCTCTTTTTCAGATAAATGTGTGGTGTGTCGCAGCAAATCCATGCCCAGCATTTTTTAACACTAATTCATCTTATACTGTAATACTAATTCATCTTATTTTAATACTATTAACTTTATTTTAACATCAAAAATGGTAAAATATAAATAGCACGAGTCTCTAAATACTAGGATAAAATACCCAGTTGATAGACTTGTCCTTTTCCGCTATTTCTGCCACTATTTTTTTAAAAATTTCGTCTTGTTGACGTAGTTTATCAGCACTTTTCAACAAAGGAAAGTATTTGCTGAATTCGTGAAGTCCAAGAATCTGAAAAAACTTATGCAAAGTGTAACTATAACTTAAAAAGTTTTTCCTTCCAGGTGGTTTGTATTTTTCAAAAGGATCTTGTATCTGTTGAAACATTGACTTTATTTTGTCTTCTATTTCTTTTGTTAACTTGAATGGTGGACGTCCATTGATTCGATTGATAATACTTATAATATTATCATAATATTCGTTTAGTCCTAGTTTTTTTAGATACCTCTTTACTTTGTCTTCGCTCAGTAAGTTCAAATCTCGTATTCTTTCTTTCTGTGCTTCTAGAATCACTTTATCCAATATTTCTTGTGGAATGGTTTTATGCTCTTTGGCACCAAAACGTCTCAACCAGTCCTCTAAATGACAGCGTTTGTCGTAGGTGAACTGTGGTCTGTAATCATAGTTTTGCATATCTTTGAAACTTAAGTCCGTGGTTTGATCAACTGTATTGATACAATTACCACAACTAGGACATACCAAAAATCCACCATCCATTTGAAAATTTTCTTGACAATCAACACAAAATGATAAATTCATATCAAACATGTGCCTGGTAGAAACGTAATTGTCTTCAAATTGGGTTAAATAATCATCGGTGAGATTCGCCTTTTCAAAAGCAATTGAATTTAATTCGTCTATTTGTTCATTCGTGGCATTTTCCAATTGAAGTAATTGTTTCTCTCGCTCGTCGTATTCTACAAACTTGGCTATCAATATGGTACTTTTCAACAGGTAGTCGATTTCATCGTTTCCGGATTCAATGACAGATTGTTCTTGTCTAATGGATTCTAATTCTTGTTGTTTGTTCCGGATTTCTTCGTCGATGCCATCCACGGACGGATTGTTGATTTGTTGTAAAGACTTGTTTTTGTGTAAACGTTCTAGTTCCTTTTCAGTATTCTTTAACTTAGTCTGCAGCGTGGACAAGCGCTGAGTTTTGTTTTTGAACTCATCTAGTTTCTGATAATGCCTATGCATGATAGAATGCTGGCTTTTGCTTCTGTAATTGCCAGTTTTGTTGCGCGCACTGCCCTTAGCATAAATGGGATCTTCATGACGATCTTTTTTCTTTCTCATGTTACATTAAGTTATTCCTACATTTTATTTTTAAATACTCTACAAATATATGTCATTGTCAAACGAGGAAACGCGGTAAACGCAGTCTCGGGTAAATCAGAAGAAAATATTCTCAGGAATATACATTGGGTATTAATAACATTGAGCAAACACATGCCACAACATTTACGTGATTTGGTAATAACATTTTTGTACAAATACTTTTTCATATTAAAAGCAGCGGCAGAAGGTTGGCGGATTGCGTATTGTGGAGGAAACAAATTTATTTTTTGTCAGAATGTGACCAACGTTTCTGCTCAAATTAGCGATACAAATTTGGATTTCATCGCCAGATACTCATTGATAAACAAATTACCTTAAGGTGCAATGAGTGGGTAGACTAGCTGGGTAAGAGTTCAATGTTGACAACAACGGAGACTGCAGTTGGTGTTTTTTTATTGGGATTAATTGTGGACACATTATTTGAAGAATATGCGTCGATAATACTGCTTACTTCAAGATCTTTAACAAAACGACTGGTAGGATAATCAAGATGGTTAGTGTGAGTGACGAGACTGTGTTTAAGTGGTTGATAAATGATTTTACATATCTCTACATTCTTACAAAACATTCCTCCAAACTTGTTGTTTTTGACGTTATCTAATTGAAAGTTGATATTTTGTTCTTCTGATTCCATCATAATCAAGTGCGGCTCAAAACCATAATCTGTCATTGATTGCAGTAACCGATCTGGTACAATGATACCTGATACCAAAAAGAAAAGCTGAACCGTTTTGATATTCTTAAAAATGGCACATAAATCAGTTATGGTAGTTTTATTAAATCGAAAAAAAATGTCCCATTTAAAGTTGTATGGTGGAGGCAACCTTACAATGGCTTGTAAAAGTTTAATTATATTCGATACATTACTTTCGTTGACATCATCAAGTACAAGTCCATCCATACCATAATCCATAGTCATTTTTATCACAAACTTGGAACCAAAGGTATATACATTATCCGCTTTAATGTTGAACAAGGCCTTGATATGACGATTTTCGCTTTTATGGTTATAAATACAAGTGAGTAATTCTGTGTCAAGATCGGTAATGGAAAGCGAGTAATGTGTACAAATGGAATCAACGACATTGTTTGAATCGTATACCTGACAAATTATCTTCCTGTTTAACGTGCTATTACTCATCCTTATTTCAAAGTATTCTTTATATTATAAATGAATTTAAAAATAACAAAATTTATCCAGTAAAAAACTAAAGAAAATGAAATACGCTTTCACATCATTTATGCCGTTCATCACTACAGCTTTTGCGCATGTGGTGAATTATCCACATGTTGAACAATGTACATTTGACACATCAAACAGTTCTTTTACGTGCAATGTTGGTCCTGACTTAATTTGTGACAAGCATGCCCAATTTAAAATGCATTTTGTCAACAGTTCTTGTGATGTTCAGCGTTTGTGGCAATGCGGTCAACATCTGTGTGATAAAACCAAAAAAGTGAAAACCGTGGAGGTGCCTGTTACAAATACGGTGACGGCGACTGAAACTTGTACTGAAACTGTTGTTGAAACCAAGACACTGCCTCCAGTAACAGTTGTTCAACCAATTACGGGCGTTATTGCATCTGTAACTACAGCTACGGTTACTGACACTGTTACAACCACAGAAAGTGTGGTAATTGTGGAAACTGTGTGTCCAACTAACCGTGAGATTACTATTGTGGAACCTTCCACATCCACATCCCCGTCACCAACACCCACCCATTGTCATCATTGTCCCAAAACAATTGGCTTCACAACCGTGACAGTGACTTCACCACGGGACGTGACAATTTCCCAACCAACTGAAACAAGTGTTGTACCTTCAAATTCGGTTGTACCGACTGAGATCCCGTGCCCAGATGACTACAACACAACGGTGACTACAACAGAAGCTACACGGGACGTGACAGTTTCCCAACCAACTGAAACCAGTGTTGTACCTTCAAATTTGGTTGTACCGACTGAGATCCCGTGCCCAGATGACTACAACACAACGGTGACTACAACAGAAGCTACACGGGACGTGACAGTTTCCCAACCAACTGAAACCAGTGTTGTACCTTCAAATTTGGTTGTACCGACTGAGATCCCGTGCCCAGACGACTACAACACAACGGTGACTACAACAGAAGCTACACGGGACGTGACAGTTTCCCAACCAACTGAAACCAGTGTTGTACCTTCAAATTCGGTTGTACCGACTGAGATCCCGTGCCCAGACGACTACAACACAACGGTGACTACAACAGAAGCTACACGGGACGTGAAAGTTTCCCAACCAACTGAAACCAGCGTTGTA